AATAAAAATTGGTGTCGCATATAGCCGCCATCGAGGATACCCAATTCCTCAACGTAACCTTCAGTACACTTACACAGCCACTTGGCTACAGATTGTAAAATAGGACAACCTGGATAAGCGTAAAGAAGTGATAAAGCCTTACATCTAAGTAACTGTTTCAAAATCCTTTCAGAGGCCAACACATACTTTCGATTAGTCCAAAATAACCCACATATAACATCAACTGGGTTCTTTATCACTATTTGTTCATCCGGGTCATATACCATGCCACAGAAAGAAGCTTCGTTCAAATTATCAAATATATCTATTTTTATTGAAAATCCAAGATCTTTATAATCTTGCTCGGTGGGTATATATGAGTCCAAACGAGTTAGACCATCATCACCTTCGACAAACATGACGACCGTCTTCCAGTCAACGCCATTTTTGTGTAGAACATAGAGTGTGGATATTAAATTACTCCAACCATTTGCAAGAGATGTAGTCATCTCCCCACTCATTCGTCTCGCCTCAAGATACAAGGTAAGATTCTTAAAATCAACAACATTAACGCCAGAAAGTGTATCACGTAACAACTTGGCAATGTCTTGACCCCCCTCAACTTCTGATAAGAGGTATTCAAATAACTGGAATTCAGCCTCCATTTTTGTTTTGGTAAAATGGGACTCATACGAGATATAGTCACTAGACATATAAGTCGAACCCGTCTGGGCCATAGCACCAATAACCATCGGTCTCAAAGCCACGGGGACATGCTTAATGAAATATGGCAAAGCATAGACTAAATTCTCCATCAGCTTCACATAAGGGCCCACTATGACCTTAAACTCATCAGAACGTGAGTATATGCCACGGGGGTATTTATAACCAGTATAGGATTCATCTTTTATGAATCCCTTCACCCTTCCATAAGACAATTTGAATATGTCATGGATTTCATTACGTAATTTTATCAACTCGGTCCTTCGTTTACCGGAATAAGTAGTTCCTGAAGCCCAAGTTTCAATCCTAGTATCAGCTTCCTTAGGTATGGGTTTCAACAAATGTTGCATGACCTCCTACCAAAAGCTAAATATTTCTCATTCTCAACAGGATCTACATCTTCAATTTCCATGCCAATACGTTTATTCAAACCAGCTTTGAGTGTATCAACATCCTCAGGATCAGGCTGAGGTTTCTTAAAAGGAAATTTAACAATCATTTCCGCAGATATTGCAGGCCTACGATTAGGTTCT